TACTATTATTATCATTATAAAGAAGAAAAAAACTTTACTTTATTTAAATCATTAAATATACCAGAATTTGATTTTTTAACATTTGATTACTTATCAAATAATCACGGAGATAAAGAAATTTATTTATGTGAAAGCGCTTCCAACGCAATGCCAGAGGAAGATAGTATATGTGTATATGATAATAATTATATTAAACCTGATAATTTTAAAGGAAATGTTTACAAAAAATCAACCATAAAAGATTTTATAAAAAATGATCTAGATGATGACAAATGGTATTTTAAATATGAAGATGATTATAAATTTTTTAAAATGATTGGCATGGAAAAAAAATTTAAAAATGTTTGTAAAAATGTGTGTAAAAATGTTTTTAATTCAGATAAAACTGATAATATTTTAAATTCATCTATTTCTTTTTGGTGTGGTGGGAAAAATACAAAAACTCCATGGCATACTGATTTTGATGATAGATGTTTTTTGTATGTTATACATGGAAAAAAAAAATTAAAAATAGTATCACCAAAATATGATAAAAAAATGTATAAAACAAATAAGTATTTCTTTTTCTCTTTATGGAGCGAAGTTGATTTTTCTAATCCAGATTATGAAAAATATCCTCTATATAAAGATATTGAAATTAAAGAAATTATTTTAAATGCTGGTGATGGAATATATATACCTCGTAATTGGTGGCATTGTGTTGAAAATTTAGAGCCGACTATTGCTTTAACATACTGTTCATATTCAAAAAACTTTTATAAATATTGTAAATTACCAGAAAAAATAAGAAAAATATATTATACATTTTTCAAATCAAAACAATAATTTCTATTTAATATTAAGTTCTTTTTTATATGTTTCCCAAAATGCACCTGCGTCCGTTTTATTTACTTCCGCATCAGGAGTTTTTTTTCCAATAAGGTCATAACATCTCAAAATCCTTTCATGGAATTCCGTCTTACACCACGTTGGTTCCATAAAATATCCTTCAATGGCATCTTTTTCTGTTCTATCGGTCTTATAATAAAACACTTGGTCCATAGGATTTCCATCACCACTCGAAAATCCAATGTCAATCTTATCTATCAATATATTTACAATCCTAATTGGGAAAGGAGTTGTCTTAATTGTTGTATGGTATTTTGGATTTGATTTTGCCACAACCGCTTCCCCTACCAAACTCGGCAAATCGCGTCGAATCATACGCATATGGTTTTTCATCATAGCACTTTCTATTTGATCACAAGCCACGCAATCCGTCAAATCAGTAAATTTTATTTCATTTTTCTTTAGTTTATCATAAGCTCTTTTTAGAGCATCCAATAACAAATATTCATGAGATTTCACAGCATGATGCGTGTATACAAGTTTATGCAACTTAAACCGTGTGGAAAACAGCGAAAATATCTCGTAATTTAATCGGTGATGCCAACCCAATTCCAAATGACCATCGTTTGTCAAAACAACCCTGGCTTCCGTAATCAATCTATCAAAATTACCATTCAGTCCAACATTTCCTAAATAAAAGGAATCTCTCTGAATATAATCTATCTTATCTACATCCAACTGACAACGTTTATTCGCCACAATCTGATAATACCAATGATATTTAAACTCGCCTGAAGGGTTTATAATCTGACAAATAATTTTATATTCATCGTCCGATATATGCAAATTATATTTTGATATCATATCTTTCAATATATCACAGCTTCGTTCTTCGTGTTCCTTGTCTTCTTTTGAAATAACATAATGGTCCCAGAGATGACTAAACGGTCCATGTCCCAAATCATGAATCAAACCTCCGATTTCCACAAGTTCTATCATCCTTTCTTTAATGTCTAAATAAGGTTGTACCTTTTTTATAGATTCAATCATTTTTCGCGCAAGATGTCCAACCGCAATACTATGTGAAAAACGGGTGTGAGTGGCACTTGGGAACACGTAATGTGCAGCACCGAGCTGCTTTAGATTTCTTAGTCTTTGAAATTCATATGTATCAACAATTTCGAGTATATGCGGTCTAATTTCAATGAAACCATGAATCGGACAAAATATCTTTTTAATTTTACTAGAAGTATCCATGTTGTTTTGTTTAAAGTTATTTAACAACTAAAAACATTTCAATTTATTTTTCATTCATTATTTTATATTCATTCCAACTAACCTTTTTAGGCTTAATGGTCTTTACCTTTTTATTTCTTTTCCTATTGTCATTTTTTTTAGCTTCTCTCAAAGAACTATCAATATAAATTTCTTTTAATATCTGTCCAACTTTAACACTGGCTTCGTGTTGGTCAAATTTACCGTTCTCTACGCTTTCCAATATAACCAAAAACTTATGAAGTAAATCCATGTTTAAATTATCCTTCAGAACTTTATTAAATATGTTAGTATAGTTTTTATATAAAAAACTACATTGTTTTTCTATTATATTTCTACGCGTTCCAGCGTTTAATTTATTATACTTTTTTTTTAAGTTTAATATATTCGCAACATCCATGCGTATTTTTTTACTATGTTTAAGAGTTCTTATTTTCTCCGTTGTGGATTCATATTTGTAGTCTTTAATCAAATTTTTCAAATTTAAATTTTGTTGGTTTTCCATATAAATTATTAATTTATCTTTTCTTTATTATTTTTTTATCATTATAATATATAATGACCAAAAGTAAATCCCGAAGTAAATCCCGAAGTAAATCCCGAAGTAAATCCCGAAGTAAGTCGGGAGGTAACTCCAACCAAAGTGGTATGCGAGGAGGTTCAAAATTTAAAAGACAATCCGATACAGCAGGTACAATTTTAGATAATTATCATGAAAACACAGAAAAGCAACGCGATGTTCAAAATGATTTAAATAACCAATTTGGTGGTAAAAAAGGAATGCGAGGTGGTGGTGGTGACCAATACGCTTCTGTCGTTGCTGGTGGAGATAAAAATGTTGTAGGTAGTCAATTAAATATCCAAAATTCATTAGAACAGGCAAAATATGACGATAGTTTATCTCACTGTTCTGATGGTTCTTGTAATAAAAGCGGTGGTAGAAAGCGCCGTAGAAAGAGCAGAAAATCGAAGAAGGTTAAGAAAGAAAAATCAGATAAAATGACTAAAAAAGGTAGAAAAACAAAAAAAGTAAGAAAGAAGAAGAGGAAACTTAATAAGTATTTTGTATTGATGCTTGATGCTAAAAAAAAGGGATTGGCTTCTTTTAAATACAATGGTAAAACGTATGTTGGAAAAAAACATAACCGTTTGGGAATGATTTATAAAAAAAAATAATAAAAATACTATAATAATTAATATATTAAATATTATGGTTAGAAGATTCCATTGTGAATTTAAAAATTGTTCTTGTAATAAGTTTAAATTACATTGTAATAATTTATGTTTTAATTGTAATCATGCGAATGTATGGCATTCAAAAAAAAGTAAACCACCCAGTGATTATTACTTAGCTTTTCAATCTCCAAGAGAAATGGCTAGAAAACCTATTTATGAAAGAAAAAATTTATTTGTTCGTATATTTGAACCCACTGTTCCTGATTTACCAGAAAGTGATAATGAAATAATATATTGCGAAGCTATCGAAATTTTACCGGTATGATTCTATGTTAAAATAATGTTATTTTTTACTAAAATAAAATAACATTATATTTTAATAAAGTAGAATGAGTTATTTTTATGATATAATGGCTTCATTTTTAATTTTTATAGTATTTGGATTAATATTTTTCGGATTAGCTTTAGCAGCATTGGCAAAAGATATAGAACAAAATTGGCCAAAATATAAATGTAATCCCGCGATTATGCCATTCGCAGGTTCATTTGGAAAAGATTCCGGGAAAAATTTTGTTGAATGTATTGGCGATATTCAAAAGGGTTTTATGGGATTTTTCTTGGGTCCCATATATTATATAGTTGACTTATTATCTACTTTGGGTGGTGACCTGATGAATTCACTTAATATGATAAGGGTAATGCTTGATAAAGTTAAAGAAAGATTAATGGCCATATTTGGAAATATTTTCGGCTTCCTTTTTAACATTGTAACACAATTTCAATTAATAACAATAAATATTAAAGATTTATTATCAAAAATTTTGGCGGTTGTTTGGACGATTACTTTGTTATTCCAAGGAACAGTATTAACAGTTAGAAGTACTATAAACGGACCCATTGGCGGCTTTTTGAGAAAGTTCAGTGGTGGTCACCCAGAACCAGATAATTCAACAGACGTTGGCGACTGTTTTCATAAAAATACGAAAATGAAAATGAAAACCGGTGAATATAAAAAAATGTGTGAATTAAATTTGGGAGATAAATTATTTGATGGTGGAGAAGTAAAAGCTATATTGAGAATAAAGGGAGAAAAAACGAACCCATTTTATAAAATTTATAGCGAAGATTTAAAAGAAGACATATTGGTAAGCGGTTCGCATTTTATTAAAGACCCAAAAACAGGTAAATTTATAAAGATAAAAGATTGTGACAAAGCTATAAAAACAGATATATGGGATAAAGAAATGTCTTGTTTAGTAACATCTAACAATTTAATACCCATTGGCGAGTATATATTTTGGGATTGGGAAGACCAAGATTTATAATATTATCACAATATAATATAGATGAGTAACATCGGTAGACTTAAGAAATTTTTAGAAACTATAAAAAAATATGATACATACTTTTATAAACACAGTGGTGACATATTGCTCACAATTTTGAGTTTTATATCAATACTTGTGTTATTTACATACGTGGGGTTTAAAAAAAAGGCGTATTTTTATAAAAGAAATTGGGCAAAGTATCGATGTGATCCGGGTATTATACCTTTTGCCGGATTTATAAATTCACCAGAAAATAGCAGTTTTTCTGATAATTTTGATTATACAGTAAAAAATTTTAAGAAATGTAATCATGAAATAATGAATACAAATATTTCTAATATAACAGCACCGGTTAAGCATTCAGCTACTTTATTACAATCATTTTTTATAGTTTTAATGAAAGTGTTTAACTCTGTGAAAAATATTTTTATGGATATGCGCAATAGACTAATGGAAGTTATAGATTTAATCTTACAAAAAATTTTTAATATCGTCATTGAATTTACAAGTTTTTTTACCCATGTTAAAGATACTCTTATGAAAACAGCCGGTGTTTTTGTCAATGTATTATTCTTAATAGTTTCTTACGGTTACACGTTCGTTACATTTCTATACAATTTGGTAACGATATTTATCATTAAAATCCTAATAATCACACTCATAATTATTATTATGTTTGTGATTGTTGGTATATGTTTCTTCATGGCCATGTGGCCGCAATTTTTATATATGCATGCCGTCGGTAAGAAATTATTGATAAGATTTGTTTTACCCCAAGTTGTAACTTTAACTATAATTATAATATGGTTGATTGTTGTAACAGTGGGTACAAGTTATATAAGCAAAGCTGTAATGGAACAAGAAAGAAGGTGTTTTTATGAAGATACATTGATTGAAACAGAAACATGCGTCAAAAAAATCAGCAATTTGAAACCGGGTGATAAATTAAAAAATGACAATATAGTTGAATCGGTTATTGAATTAGATAATAAAAATAAAGAAAATTTATACAAAATTAATAATGTTTATGTCACCGGTGGACATTATGTGTATTCCAATGAAGAGGGATGGAAAAGAGTTGAAAATTCCAAGAATACTGTTAAAACAAAATTTATACCAGACGTACTATATTGTTTAGTGACCTCAAAAAAGGAAATCATTATAAATAACACTAAATTTAGTGATTGGGATGACTTGGAAAATCATGATCTAATGTATTTTAAAAATATATTCAATATAGCTGAAACAGACAAATTAAACAATAAAATTAACTCTTTACTACATCCCAAAACAAAAATAAAATGTAAAAATACAGTGAAATATATAAAGGATATCAAAAAGGGTGACATTTTGGCAGATGGTTCTCAAGTTTATGGTGTAGTAAAATCAATACCACCTGAAATTATATTAAAATACAAATTAATTAACACTGATATAATAGGACAAAACATACATTTTAATAATTTAGGAGATTATGTAAACATAAATCATGAAATATTTAAAGATTCCAAGAGCAAACATTATTATCATTTATTAACTTCATCGTCCACAATTGAAATCGAAAATGTGAAAATACTCGATTATAATGGATGTGTTGAAAATATATTGGATAAGCGAATAAAATTAGAATAAAATTAGAATAAAATTAGAATAAAATTAAATAGATAATACATTATAAATTTATTATCTATGAATTATGTATAAAATGAATTTCAAATTTTTAGGATATAAATTACGTTTAGAGGTGGTAGTTATATGCGTTTTATTGGGAGTTGTCATTGGTTCTAGTACGGTATGTTCTTGTCGTAGAGAAGGCGCTATTGGTAGAATGGCCGCCGAATACGGTACAACCAAAGGTATGTCTAATGGCGTTCATAGTAAAAAGTGGGGAGATGCTGTCAATCACTATGAAACAAAACAATTAAATAGTGGTGCTGGCGATAGTATGTTTTTCTATGCTGATAATAAATTTTCCCCAGAAAGTTGCTCGTATTCTACAGTAAGTGGTTCTAACGGTTGTGCCGATGTTACTTCTGAACAAAGTAAATTTATTGAAATGAGAGGTGGCAATAGGACGGTAGATGATGGTTTTAATTAATTTTTTGGTCGAAGTGGTATTTTACAATGTTCACAGTAAATAATAATATTACTTTGTTCACCGGATTTATCATCAATATAATCTGTAATCCAATTGTGATCGCAATTTTCGCGCAACACTTTTTCAGTTTCATTTAAAAGTTCCTTTAAATTATCTAATTCTATTTTTTTTCTCCATATTTCCGTTTCATATAACTCTTTGTGTTTTATTAGTAACGATAATATCATTACTAATAGTAAATATATTTATTTATATTATTTTACAAATTCTTTACGTGTTCAGAATGTAATTTAAAACATTTTACTTTTTGTTTTCTGACAATATTTTTGAATTGATTTCCATCATCCGTCAAACCTACCATACCATCTACACTAATTTCACTAAATTTTTTTATAAAAGGATCCGTAATTTTCGTATCGATTGGGGCACCAGGAGCGTCATTTGTTGAAAGTGTCATTCCAGCATAAAGTGTTTTTCCAGTATTGTCATCACCGCTTTTAATAACTTTACATTTATCTTCAGGAAAATTTTCAATATTATATGATGACATCAAGCTATTGCTTATATCTTTACATTTTCCCGACTGATAATAATCAAAAAATCCTTTAGTTATGTTAATCAGATTACTGTGATTATTAAATCGTGTTATTTTTTTATCTTTAACACACGCGAGTTTATTGCTCGAATTGTTAGATAAATCATAAAATATATTTAAATTACGCCTTCTTTCAATATGTTCTTTAGCTGTTTTATTTTTATTACTATTTCTAAATATATTCATATTATGTATAATAAAGATAAATTAAAATCTTACATTTTATTATATTAATATGGAAAAATTAAATCTTGATTTAAATTATTATTCTTTTAGTGATTTATGCGATATGTTTGATATAGATGTTACCAAGAATTTTGATAAAACAGTATTGAATCAAAGTTACAACAGTATGCTAACAAGCGTTAAAGCAGAAGTAAATATACCTGGACCAAAAAAAGATGATATTCTTAATTTTTTGGATAAAGCTTTTAAAAAAATGTTGGAACAAGATAGTGATTATAAATTAACCGAAGGGAATTTCATGCCAAATTTAGAGAAAACTGAGATATTTTCACGAGAAAAACCCATTATTAAAAAAACATATAATGAAAAAGTCACATCTTTGATTAATCCCTTTAAAACAGAAAAAACTGTAAAAATATTAAATATTAATACATTATTTCGAAAAAATTATTACAATCAACAATCTACTGATTTTATAATTGATTTACCCGAAACTTTAAAAAATGTTACTTCAATAACCCTAATGAATTCTGAAATACCTAATACAATGTATACATTTTCTTCAAAATTGGGAACGAACGAATTTACTATAGAAACATACCAGAAAGAAGAAGCAGCATCACCAAGTTGGAAAATTTTAAAGAAAAAGAAACACGTTATTAGAATTAAAGATGGTAATTACACAGCAGCAGAATTATGTGATTATTTAAATAAATATGTATTTTCTCCCGACTCTATAGCCGAATTAAAAAGAGTATGTTGTCATTACGATAAAAACTCCAAAAAAATAGTATTTTTAAGGGACATTAGAGACCCGGCTATAGGTGGTGAACCAGATGTTAATACAGTTGGAAACGGTGTTAAACTTTATTTTAATATTGACTGGAGATTGAGTAATAACGAAAATCGGTCCATACAACTTAATATGGGATGGATTCTTGGGTATAGAAAAGCTTATTATTCAACTGAAGATGGTGATTATGTAACAAAAACACAAGTATCTTTTGATAAATCAGAAGGATTTGAACCAGAAGCATGTTTTCAAAATTCGCAGGGGCAGAGATATATTTTTCTCTCCATAGATGATTTTAATAAAAATTATGCGAAGACATTGTTATCACCATTTGAAGACTCCGTTATTAATGATAATAATATATTTGCTAAAATTAATAATACAAGTGACACCTTTAATTATACCAATGGTGATGAAGTTTGGTTTAAGAGATGTTATTTTGGACCAGTTGATATTATGAAATTACGTATAAAACTTTTAGATGAATTTGGAAGAA